CCCAGACGCTGCACATCCCAGCGTAAATCATCTATGGTCTTGGCTGCTTCTTTCATATCTGAACGGACGATGTCTATCCATGATACCCTGTCATTTAACCTGTCCACGATATCAGTCATAACTCATCCACCTCCTTAATCAGTCTATTCAGGTACCACTGAGCCTTCTGTAAGTCCTCCAAAGGCTTGTCCTTGTACCCGTACCTCCACTGGTACTTCAGTGCGTTACCTTTCAAGTACCCCCTAAACTCAACAGCTGTCATTGAAGCCTGTATAGCATCAATACACTCCACTCCGTGTTCATTGTGGTTGTAGTGTGGTGGGTGGTTTACCACATCCTCCTCATTCTTATGGTGTTTTTCTAGTTCTTTAATTGTTTCATACTTCATCTTAGGTGCTCCACATCTACATTTAAATGTCATTTTAGGTTCATTCACCCAGTACCCTGTATCATCACATAGTATACAATCAGCCACAGCTTTTATCCCCTGTGTTAGGGTCAATGAAACATGCTGCTCCTTCGTCTAACTCAGGTACTGGTACTGCATTAAGCACACCAAACCTCTTACCTGATGCCCTGAAGGTGGTGATACCCTTACACCCTGCCTTCCATGCCCTTACGTACAGGTCTTTGAAGTCCTCCCATGATACATCATCCCCCACGTTACATGTCTTACTAACAGCTGAGTCAACATGACGTTGTGCAATGGCAAGGACATCCAAATGTTCATCCATTGTAACCTGTTCTGATACCTTACCTTCAACCCGGTAGTTTGCATAGGCATAGTCAGGTACCTGTACAATCTCAATACCTTCCTCTGTGTTGATGGTACGCTGTGTCTCCAAGGCAAACACAGGCTCTATACCTGAGCTTACATTGTCAGCAGTCAGTGAGATGGTACCAGCAGGGGCTATGGATATGAGGTGAGAGTTACGTAATCCATACTTACCAACAACCTCTCTAGTAATAGGGTCAAGACCTTTAATGAATGGAGAGTCATGGTACGACCTAGCGTCATATACAGGGAAGGTTCCTTTCTCTATAGATAACTCAGCACTGTACATGTAGGCTGTGTTCTTAAGCACAGACATAACTTTGTCCAAGAAATCAACACTTTCCTCACCACCATACTCCCACCCCAGAATCTCTGAAGCATTAGCAAAGCCTGTGATACCTAGACCTATCCTACGTTTGTTCTTAGCCTCAAACTCCTGTTCAGGTAGTGGGTAGATGGTCCTGTCAACCACATTGTCCATAGCCCTGACCACATGAGGGATATCATGTTTGAACTGTCCCCAGTTGAAAGTGTATGGCTCATTTCCAAATGACATTTCCTCTACTATATACTTAACCAAGTTAAAGGAACCAAGTAGACAAGCACCATAGGGTGGCAGAGGTTGCTCACCACATGGATTGGTAGCAGCTATGTACTCACAGTACCTTAGATTATTCTGCTCGTTAATAGTGTCAATGAACAGTACCCCCGGTTCAGCCCACTCCCATGTGGCCCTCATGATCTCATCCCACAAGGCAGAAGGGTCTATGGTATCAACTACCTTACCATCCCATACCAGATCAAAGGCTTCATCATTCTCCAAAGCCTCCATAAACTTATCAGTCACAGCCACAGAGATGTTGAAGTTCTTTAGTCGTCCATCGTTCTGCTTGGCTCTGATGAACTCTTCGATGTCTGGGTGGTCAACACGGAGTACACCCATCTGAGCACCACGCCTGTTACCAGCACTGGAGACAGTATTACACACAGCGTCATAGATGTCCATAAAGCTAACTGCACCACTAGCTTTACTTCCCAAGGTCTGGATAGGCGCTCCTCTGTATCGTAGAGTAGAGAAGTCATATCCGATCCCACCTCCCTTACGCATAGTTTTAAATGCGTTCGTAGCGCCGTCCATGATCCCTTCCGTAGAGTCCTCAATAGTTTGAGATACGAAACAGTTGAATGCAGTGGTCTGCCTAGGTGATCCCACTGCAGCCTGTACTCTGCCTGCTGGTAGAAATCTTTGATCCAAGAAGATATCCTTGATCTTAGTCCTGTGTTCTTCTCCATCATGTAATGCTCCCGCTAATCTATTCATGGATTCATAGAAGGACTCATTAGTCCCCCGGTACTTCTCTTTATGTATCTGTTCGCTGATCTGTAGTGTTGGGCCGTACTTCTCCATCGTGCTTATCCTTCTTTCTATCATACTTTACCTTAGATCTGACCACCCTCTTCCTATACTTAGGGCTACGCAGGTCCTGTGCTATACTATTCCTCTGCTTCTTCATAATCTAAATCAGTCAACACATCTGAGAACAGGTCAGGCTCATCCTGTACCCTGTCCCAGAACATGTCAAGCAAAGTCCTTGTGTCCAGACCCATCATCTCAACGATATCATGACGGTCATAGTGAAGACACAGGCGGTCCAGTAACTCTTCATCGGTTATGATCAGACCGTTAAGCATCACTTATACTCCCTCTTAAGTCTGTCCATAGAGACGAACTCTGGGTCATACGTACCATTGTTCACGTTTCGTTTCACTATCACCCCTCTCCACCACAGGTCATTAGCCTCACCTGCAAAGTCTGCGAAGTAATCACTGAACACCCCAGCCATCAGCCCATGTATACGTGTACCGTCAGCCTTGGTACGAGTAGCGTAGTCAAGGGTGTGAAGGTGGCCACTGGTACATGACTGGTACTGCTTGGTCAGTAGGGAGTAAGCAGGGTGTTCACCAGATATGGCCCTACCCATAACACCACTAGTATGGTAGTGACCGTAAGCGACACCGTCAATAACTTTGATACCGGGGGTGGCACCCCTGTAGGGGACAAAGTCCCATCCAAACTTCTCATATCTAAGGTCACTAAGACTAATGATACCATCCAGCTTAGCAGCATCAGTTGAAATAGCCCTTGATATTCTATGTTCATGATTACCCTCCAACATGTATAGCTTAGGTTTACGCTTCTTAGACTTCTTCAAAGGACTGAACAGTTTCTCCTGAGCGTCTATGACAGAAGCTATGTCGTCCTTGTACCGTCTACCCTCAAACCCTTGCGTCCCTTTATCATAAGAGCACAGGCTGGGCAGGTCTGCCATGTCACCTAGACAGATGACCTTGTCAGGTTTCAGATCCACAATAAACTTACCCAGATGTTCGAAGCGTTTATTACTGTAGTCTGGGTGGGCATGGGGGTCTGGTATAACTAAGTGTATCACAGATCCTCCAGTGCTTCGACAATAGCTTCAACATTGTAACCTGCGCCCACAAGGAAGGCTACGAAGGTATCAAGAACACCCCCATTTTCATAGAGCGACACCCCATCAGACCATGTCTTAGAGGTGGTTGACTCTGTTGTATTGTGCCCATCATTGTGGCTATATGTAAACTCAAAGTACTCAGTCATAGTATCTTTGTCAATCATATCAAAACTCCTTAGGTATGAATCTTATTGCTCCGATTGCTTTGTTATAGTATAGCCTACCATCAGGGTGGGCGGTGGTTAACACATCCTTCTTATGCTGGAGATTAACTTCACCATATGATAGCCCACCTCTGGTGTTAAAGTTCTTAAGGATCTTGAACTCAAAACTCTCCTTCCCCATACTTTTAATATCATAGTTAAGGTCTTTAGATGACCCTGTGTAATAGTGCCAGTTGTTTTCCTTAGCTATCTTACGCTTGTGCCATATATGGTATTGCTTCTTACCTATGTACATACGCCCTGTCACCTTACAAGTGATAAGGTATATGAAACCAAAGTACTTACTAGGGTCAGGCTTTCTACCTACCCAGTGATGTGCGTTAGTTGTTTTTAACAACACTATCCTCCGACCCACAGTACCACAGGAACTGCTCCCATGCCTCATGAGCCTCGTTAACAAGGTCAACCCCTCTACTCTCTGACCTTACATTGAAGATGTAGTTCATCATGAACATATCTTTCTCATCTGTATCATTAACCATCTAATGGCTCCCTCAATATCCATAGTAATGTTTCGTTCTCATGGTACCTACTTATGTAGTCTTTACCAAACTCTGCCTTGTACTTCTTAATGATGGTATTCTCCATCTCTTCAGCTGATTTACCAAACAGTAGTTTGTGGGCCTTTACCTCACCTATGCCCTTGATCCCTATTATATTATCAACCCTATCACCTGTCAACATTTGTTTATAGAAGAAGAAGTCTGACTCTTCAAGGTTAGTCCGGTACTTCTCTTCCTTCCTAAAATTATAGTGCCAACCGGGTATCATGTCAAGGTCTTTGTCTATGGTACAGATACAGGTGTACTCATCAACAAAAGGAAACTTTTTAGAATCCTCTAAGTTCTTCCACTGTGCTATCCCCATGGCATCATCAGCCTCCATCCCTTCGACCATCTCAGCATCCCATGTGTTAAGGAGGTAGTCGATGATAGCCTGATAGTGAACAGGCTTATGATCAGGATCACGGTTACCCTTGTAGGGGTGGGTGGTAGCAGCCTTATGACGGTAGTTACCTTTACCAGTCAGGTAGATCTGCCCATCATTAGAGTCACAGGCCTGAGCTATGCTGCCCAGTGCCTGCTTAACATTCTGCAATGCATGTGAGACAGGTGAAGGGATGATATTCTTAGTGATAAGACTCCTGTCTATACCGTGGCTGTCACAGTATGAGTTAACATCCTTCTTATATTGGAAGGAGGAGTTGTTAGCAGTGTACTCGTTAGTCTGTGATGCAAAGCCACATGAGTAGACAAGGACATCGCCATCAATCAGAGTGTACATCTTTGACCTCTTCAGTACCTATAGTACCTTTAAAGGCTTTCTTAAGTACATCTTTAAGATCTTCCTCACTATTAGAATCATTAACTTCTTTAGTTATATCAACAGGTTTTTGACCCGGCATATCAATAATAAAACTAGGCATAGTGAATCCTCCTTGGTTAAATGATGAGCAGTTTATATACATGCTCAGGTACTGGAGAAGCTTGCTTAGAAGGGTTCTTCCTCCATCTCTACCTGAGCTAGGTCCATCTGTACAGGGGCTACGTAACCCCCATCCTCAGCAGCCATAGCATCAAAGCTATCGAAGTGGACCATCTCTACCACCATGATAGAGTTCAGGCCTACTGACCAGCCAGTGGTCCCTTTGAAGTTCCACTCATATGGTTTGAAGGGTACCTTGACCTTAGATCCGTTACCTAAGGATACAGGCTCAGGGATCTGATTATTCTGTGAGTCAGTGACTCTGGGTAGGTACTCAGGGTTACCCTTCAGTGTAATAAACTTACCCCTATCGTCACCCTTGTCCTTAAGGGGGATGTCATGGGAGCTACACAGGGCCTGTGAAGCCTTGTCAAGGTTACCGATGTCCATCTGTAGCTTGCCACTCATGTCGTTGGGCTTACGAATACATGCCCAGTATGCTTGTCCACGAAGTACTTTTTCAGTCATAGTAATGTTCTCCAATGTTAATGGGTCTCTTCCCAATTATATCCAATCTTATACTCACCGTCAAGAGGGCACTTAAAGTTGAACTCAACGCCTGCCTCCTTGATAGCATCTACTTGTAGTCTTCCTAGTTCTTCTGCATGTTCTTCCTTTACTTCTGTTTGCCATTCATCATGAACCCATGCTACTAAGTTCCAGTCAAGGTGCTTCGCCTTCTCTGTCCAGATCTCAGCAGCCTTCTTCATCAGTATAGCTTCACCGCTTTGTAGCAGTACCGATAGCGTATAATAAGAGTCTACTATGGGTACCCACCTGTTGTCAAGAGCTAAGATATGCCCACGCTCAGCTAACTTCTCGTACTTATACTTAGCCCTCTTCAGAGCAGGAGTATTGTCAAGGAACTGCTTACGTGCCTTACCTCCTTCTTTGGCTGACTCACCCATGATCTCCCCGATCTTAGGAGCCCCGGCACCTAGCAACCACGCATAGATAAAGGTCTTGGCTATGTCTCTTGTCTTGAACCCACCAGCCTTTTGATTAGCCGTATGAATGTCACCATCACATACCTCGGTGATGTAATCTTTATCTCCCGTGTAGTGGGCCAAGACTCTGAGTTGAATACCCGAAGCGTCAGTACCCAGTAGTCTATACCCTGCTGGGACGGTGAATAAGGATCGACAGTCTTTCCCATAAGGTTTGTCAGATGCTGGGACTTGGGCCATGTTAGGGCCCCAGTGTGACATCCTGTGAGTTTTAGCTCCAATAGTGTTGACTGATCCATGTATCCTGTCCTTGTTATCTGATGCGTCTATCCAACTGTTGACCATGGTGATCCTTCGGTCTACCAAGTCCCACTCCATCAGTTGCTTAGCCTTGGGAAACTTTATAGCAGCTGCCTCCAATACCCACTCTGTAAGTCTGGCATTACCTGCATCAGTGAAGACTGTTGGTACCCAGCCTGCATTTTGCAAGTGCCTAACAAGAAAAGCCTGTGAGTTGAGATTAGGCTCAGGCCAAGTAACATAACTAAAAGGATTGCCGCTAATCTGTGAGGGTAGGAATCCCTTAAGACCCACAGCTGATAGTGTACCATCCTTCTTATACTTAGGTGTAACCAATCTCTTAAAGCTAGGTAGTGATACAAAAGTCTTGAGTAGCTCATCATCTAGTTCCCCTTTCCTTTGCGAGAGGGTGGCAAGTAGAAGCTGCGCCCCCCTCTCATCAAACAGTATACCCCCCATCCGCATGTCTTCAACAATCTCTGCAATCCTATGCTCACCCCTGAACACAGACTGAGGCGTCTTCTTCTCTTTCTTCTCAGCCAGTAGCTTATCAAAGACAAGCTGGTTAAGGTGTACGTCCTCAGTACAGCGGTGTAACATCTCAGGTGAGTACCTGTCCCACTCATCATGCTCTACCTTAGGGTATTCAAGTCTCTCACCCCACTTGGCAAGGCTATGACTACCCCTCTGTGAATCAAGGAGGCGAGAAACAACCAGAGTATCCACAACCCTATCAAGGGGGACATTAATACCAAGCAACCTACGTAGAACAGGGAGATCATAACCAATGAGGTTGTGTCCAATCCACGTAGTAATATCCTCTGCAAACTTATGGAAATCTTTGACATCATCTGGCTCCCATGTGTATACCTTGTCAGTCTCTATGTCCTTGCATACTATGCACCATATCTTTGTAGGTGTTAGACCATCAGCTTCAAGATCAAGTACTACCTTCATCTTCTTCCTCTTCCATATCATTCCACACCAACTCAGTCATGCGGCCTGTTCCCTTACTATATTTTAACATACTAGCAGGTCCTGTCTCTCCTGTAAACCTACATTTCAATACCCTGATCTGTGTTGTGTTACGTATGTCTATATCCTCAGCCTGTCCATCACGCTCAAGGCCAAGCACAGTGCTGCTTAGCTGTCCGATAGCAGCAGTACCTCTGAGGTCAGAGAGAGAAGTGGTCCCGCCTTCCTCATGAGCCTTGGTAGTTTGTCGCTTGGCATGACTGACCATCATGATGCAGACACCAAGGGCCTTGGATAGATTGCTTAGCTTGGTAGCTATCTCATCCAGTGCCTTACGTTCATCACCCTGTGACTGATCAGATACCACCAAGGATATGTGATCGAACAATATGAACTTACAGTCAAGACCTTTGGCAAAGAACTTGATCTTAGCAAGAAGGTTATCAATGTTGTTAAACCCTTTGCCGGGGTCATAGTAGTGGACCCTATTCTTACCAAGGGTGTTGTCACTACATATCTTAAACTCTTTAGGATCGAAGTCTGCCATAACATCAGGTAGGTGTAAGGGTAGGTTGGCCTCAATACTTACCAGCCCTATACCTGAGCTACGTAGTGTCTCCTCAAGGAAGATACAACCCACGTTGTACTCAGTAGTGGCTAGTAGGTGATGCTCTATCTCTCTCAGAACCTGTGTCTTACCCATACCTGATCCGGCAGTGATGGTGATCAACTCACCCATCCGCATACCATAGACCATATCATTCAGGCCATCCCAAGGGAAGGGTACTGCCTCTACATCCTCTACTACTGAGATGATATCCCACATGTCCCTGCCTGATACGATACCATCAGGCTTGTATCCCTCAGCCCTCCAGAAATGATCAGAGAATCTCTTGTACTCACCATCTACCAAGTACCCGTTAGCATCCTTATACTTCTTATCCATCTTCATGATGCTTGTCTTGTACCCGAACAGGTCAGCGATAGCCTTAGCTGCATCCTGTCCCGGTGTATCCATATCAAAGGCAAGGACTATGTTAGTATACGAATCAACCCATTCGAAGTTCTTCTTACAATCTTTAACAGCTGAGCTTGCTGATCGTACAGATACAACGGGATACTTGGAGCCAAGGAGTTCATAGGCTGACATAGCATCGACCTCCCCTTCTGTGATGGTAAGGTACTTACCCCCTGATGGGAACTTAGGTTGTCCGAAGAGTTGTAGCCCGTCCATGTTTCCCTCTCCGAAGAATTGTTTAGGGAGCTTACGGATCTTATTCGCTGACCATGCCCCGTCTTGGTTCGCATAGGGATAGATGTGCTTAGTATCATCACTCATTACTCCGTAGAACTTGGCTGTCTCTTGCTTTATCTTCCTGCTAGGTATAGCGTTGTATCCTGCTGAACTTAGGGTCATGTTAACTTTCTCCTTAGGTTTATTATAACGTACCTCACCGGGGCTGATAGTGTCATGTCCCTTACATGAGTGGCAGTATCCGTGACCATCATCATAGATAGCATAGGCATCACTACTTCCACACATGGGACATGGTTGATGGGATTCCAAGACTTGTGAGTCGTTCATGTTCTTTTTCCTCCTTATTCCTATCAACAGCATCCCAGTATTGCATCACATCTCTTACCTCCCACATACACACAGGGCATAGCTCAAAGTCTCCAAGCATACGATTGTATTGTATCTGAACAGATGCTAATTGTTTATTACATGCTTTACATCTCATGACTTAAGGTATCCTATAGTTTTAACTTGTTTATCCCAACAGGCACGACAGTCCTTACACTTATGGCCCTGATCAGGTGCCTTACACCTAAACACAGTAGGGTATTGATCAGAGTAGAACACATCCTTACTGAAGACAACAGACCCTACTGTTGCAGGGAGGGAGTGTGGCTTGTCTATAGTCTTGCAACTCTTCCTTACTGTTGTGTTCTTGTACCTATGCAGGTTGTTAATAGCTGCCTTGACTCCCGGCACATCCCACATCTTGGTAGGTATCCAGTGCTTGGTATCTCTGGTATTATGTACTACCCTGTGTATCTTATCTATTAACTTAGGATGATACATATCACCACTGTCGAACCATCTGAAGTATGGCCTGCCTTTTATCTCAGCCACCATATCCTTGACCCAATCATCACGCTTCCAATCAGAAGCATTATGCTTCCTTGGTGCTTGTACTGTGGGCATATGATAGAAGCCCTTCTGGGCATAGCAGTCTTCACAGACCTCAGCATCCTTACTACCGGGACAGTACTTACCCCCGGCAGGGATAGACCATGAAGGGCATGGCATCTTAGATGTCTTTGATAGTTTAATCATAACTTATTCTCCTAACATGGGATGGGTAGGTATAATACCCATCCCGTCCTTCACATACTACCAGCTATTAATAGCGTAGTTACGCATAGCATCAGAGTAACCATCATCATAGGCCTCATCATAGTTATCAGTGACTGATGTATCGCTCAGTGTATCAGTGTCAGTACCATGCTGATGGAT